CACATTAATAATTCACAATAAATAAATTTTCATAATTACTATAAATCTCCTAATAACGTAATAATTATTCCTCTTATTAATAATACTATTATTAATTAATACTATTAGTAATAACGGAGTGAACGTTTAGAAACGAGAACTGCACTCATTGGACTTCCGAAAAAGTCAGTAATTAATATACGGTTAGTTGGTAATTTATATATCAAAACATGGTAATTTTTATGTATTTTTTCATATTAATAGCACATAATAATTACTGCTTTTTTGGTAATTATTGTATTATTTATTTAGTTGAATTTGAGTTTTACTTGACATAAATATATCTATGTATTATTATTGAATTATATGGTGTAAAAATAGTTAAAATATTATTTTCAATTGAGTGGTAAAATGTTTTTTATTAGGAGTATAAATATGAATAATGAATTGTCTGTTAGTAATGATAGTAGATTAGATGATAATATTGATATATTTAAAATATCTGGTGCTTTAGATATTAAGAATAAGGTTAATAATGTGTTTATAAAGGTTATAACTAAAAGTACATTTGATGTGGAGTATATTGATTCTATATTAAAGTTAAGAAAAGATAATTAAGCTGTATAATTTATCAAACTTGCCGTAAAACCTCGTCCTTCAGGGCGGGGAGGGTGTCATTAGGAGTGTAAATATGAATGATTTAGTTAGTGGTAATGTTGTAACTATGTCAAGTTTAGAATTAGTGGAGTTTATTAATAAAGAAAGAAAATTATCAAATGAGCCTCAATTGAGGCATGATAATTTAATGCAGAAAATCCCAAAAGTTTTAGGATTACAAGCTCCTTCATTTGAAGGAACTAGCCCCTACACTAATGGGGCGGGTAATTTAGTTTCTAGAGTTGTATATAACTTGCCTAAGCGTGAGGCTTGCTTGGTAGCTATGTCATACAGCTACGAACTACAAGCTAAAGTTTTTGATAGAATGACGGAATTAGAACAAGGCAATAAACCTAGCTACCAAATAGAAGACCCTATTAAAAGGGCGGAAGCTTGGATATTAGAATATAAAGAAAAGTTGGAGTTAAGTAATAATTTAAATTTAGCTAATGGTAGGATAGAAAAATTAATACATAATAATAAATCTTATACCTGTAGTGAAATAGCTAAGGAATTAAATTTAAAATCTGCAAAGGCTTTAAATGATATATTGGTTTCTTTAAAATTCCAATACATGGTTAATGATAGCTGGGTATTGTATTCTAAGTATTCTGATAAAGGTTACACGGTATTAAAACAAAGTGAGACTAATAGTGGTAAAATAGTCTATCATAGGCACTTTACTGGTTTAGGTAGGGAGTTTATTTTAGATTTGTTAAAAGATATTAATAATAAGACGGGTGCATAATTTTTAAATCTTATTTATATGAGGGGATTAATATTATTAGATTAGCAATTATTGGTTCAAGGTCTATTAATGACTATAGTTTTTTATGTTCAAAAATAACAAAACCGCAAAATATTAAAGAGATAGTATCGGGCGGTGCAAAAGGTGTTGATAATTTAGCTGAAAGATTTGCTATAGATAATAAGATACCAATTAAAATCTTTTATGCCGACTGGGATAAGCACGGCAAGTCTGCTGGATACTTGAGAAACTATGATATTATTAATTACTGTGATGTTGTCTTGGTATTATGGGACGGTATGAGCAAAGGTACTCAACATATGATTGGCTTAGCAAAAAAGTTTGATAAAAGATGTTATATATATCAACTAAACTAGAGGGTAATATGTCTAAAACAATTAGGAGGAAAAAAGTAAATAATGAACTTGATATTATCAATGGTTGGTTTCCATTTTATTTGACTAATTATAATAAAAATAATGCATTAAATCACGTTAAAAGAGATGGTTATTTTTTATTTTATAGTGTGCCACATTGGTTTAATAATAGATACGAAAGAATAAATAGAAGGAGGCAAAAAAGAGAAATATATAAATGGGTTAAGAATAATAATTACGAACCATTTTTACTTGGTAGAATAGATACTAAGTGGCTATGGACTTAAATTGGAGTATAGATGTGGGTAAAAAAGTTAAAATTGAAGTTGTAGTACCAGAAAAGGTAGCTAATGCATTAGTGCAAATAATGCGAGATTTAAATGTAGATGAAAATGAGGCTATTAGAAAATGTATAGCTATAAGTTCTTATCTATACGCAAAACAAAAAAAAGCTGATATTATTTTACATTATAATAATAGTAATAATAAAGAAAAAATAGACTTGCTATAATTTTTCATTGTGCTATAATTAAATAAATGTTATTTCTTATAAAGGTGGGATTATGAATATTGTAATATTACAAGGGCATTTAGGGCAACCAATCGAACTAAAAGAGGCTGGCGACACTGCTAAAGCAACGATGAACATTGCAACAAGTAGAAGTGTTAAAAAAGGCGATAGTTGGGACAAAGAGACAACATGGCATAGAGTGGTTGTGTTTGGTAAACAGGCGACTTGGTTATCAATAAACGCTGTAGTTGGTAGTAGTTTACTAATTCATGGTAGAATTAGTAATTACGAATATATAGATAAACAAACTAACGAGAAAAAATATCTTAGAGAAGTTGTTGCTGAAACGGTAAAATTATTAAGTAATCCAAATGAGGGTAAATCTAACAACGACGATAGATTTAATTAATCTATGGCACATAATATCTATTGTATTAAGCATGCATATATATACCAAAGAAATAATGGTGTATTTATGGCTATAAAGCTTAGTACGGTGGATAATTATATATATTGGTTAGATTTAATGGTAAAGTATAATAAGCGTTATACTGTTGATTATGATAAAATAAAGCATTTATGTATTATCTTAAATATCACAAGAGAGGATATAATTGATAAAACTTTAGTTAAGTGCTTGATTAATAAAAGATTTTATGGTATATTAAACAATAAATCATATAATCGTAATGGTTCTTTCGATAAGTTCTCATTAATGGGTGTATTTGATTTACAGAAACGTAGTGTTAAAGAGATTAAAGATAATAAAAATTACAATCACTTTAATATCTTATTAAAATTATCAAATAGGGGTGGTTAATATGTTTAGATTAATTAAAGTCATTGGTCTAGTATTTAGTTTAATTTTTATGGTTGGTTGTGCTGTATTGGAAAATACAGGTGTTAAAATTGGATTTGCAGTCAATGATACCTCAATAGGTATTAGTAAAGCACCCGATTCTAATTTATTAATTGAAGTTGATAAACAAATAAAGGAATAATAACATGACAGTTATATTAATGCAAAAAACAAAATCTAAAGTTACATTATTTGCTGATGGTAGAATCACATCAGATGGTGGATTTATAATTGGTAATACCTCGGAAAAAATAATCAAGGTTAATCAAAATATTATTTTAGCTGTTGCTGGTTTTGCACCCGATAATGAGATAATAAGCGATTTATTATTCGAGTGCAAAACTGCTAGAGAGTGCGTTGAGGTTTTAATTGAAGCCTCGGAAGTTGTACTTCCTGATAGTGATTCCACAATAACAATTTTATTAGCAGATTCGTTATTGAATGTTTATGAACTTGTTTTACCTTACAAACAAGTTTTAAAAATAAAGGATAATGTTCTCGCTATTGGAAGCGGGTCTCAATATATATATGGTATTTTAAGTGGTAAAAAAACAATGCATTTTACTGAATTTTGTAAGGCTATTAAATATTTATCAGCTAATAGAGATAGCACAATTGGGGGTAAGTGTAATCAAATGGAGGTTAAATATGAAAAGGTTGATTAATGGGGATTGTTTAATAGAGATGCAACACATAGCTAGTAAATCTATAGATATGATTTTATGTGATTTGCCATATGGTACAACTAATTGTAAGTGGGATATTGTAATACCTTTTGATAAATTATGGCAGCAGTATGAGAGAGTCATAAAAGATAACGGGGCTATTGTTTTATTTGGTAAGCAACCCTTTACTTCTAAATTAGTGTTAAGCAACCCAAGTATATTTAGATACGAATTAATTTGGGAGAAAACCAGAGCAGGTAATAGCATGCAGGTAACAAAGCAACCATCTGCCATACATGAAAATATATTAGTATTTTATAAAAATCAACCTACTTACAATGATTTAAAGTTTAAAGTAGATGATAAATATATTGATAAGCGTAAGTCGATTAATGACAGTTTTTATAAATCAGAACATTATCAAGGTGTTATGAAAAGAAAAGCTGATGATGGGTTTAGACACCCACAAAGTGTATTACCCTTTAATAGTGTTTGGTCTAAAGGTATGCACCCCACTCAAAAACCTGTTGAGTTGTTCGAGTGGTTAATTAAAAGTTATACGAACGAACAAGATTTAATACTTGATAACTGTGCAGGTAGTGGTACTACAGCAATATCGTGTTTAAACACAAATAGAAATTATATATGTATAGAAAAAGATGAGGTTTATTTTAATATGATGCAAGATAGGGTGGTAAATTATGAAAAAATTGATTAATGGGGATAATAGAAATTCCGCTTATCCTGTTATAGCACCTTGGGCTATAGATGCTACAAAAAACATGGAGGCTAATCATTGGAGTGCAAAAGAAGTTAATCTAAGTGATGATATAATGGACATTAAGTCTGGCAAAATATCTCAACAACAATTAAAACAGATTAAATATGTTTTAGCATTCTTTTTAAACTCTGAAAGTATTATATCTCGTGGGGTAACAGATATACTACGTAGACATACAACTTGCGTAGAATTTGCTAATGCATTATCTATGCAAAGTTTACAGGAATTACTTATACATCACCCCACATATGATAAAATGCTTGGTATCTGTGCATCTGATGAGGAACGTGAGTATATAACTAAGTTGGCTAATGAATGTCCTGAAATATTAGCTAAAAATAATTTTGCTGATGTTTATGTTAAACACATGGATAATAATACATTTAATCTCAATACACTTGAGAATAAACAGGATTATGCCTTAGCCTTAATAATTTTTGGTTTAGTAATGGAGGGTATTTTCTTTTACCCTGGGTTTGCACAATTATTATGCATGAAAAACTGGAATATTCTTAAAAGATGTAATGAAAATGTAGTTTATATTGCTCGTGATGAGGCTGTACATGTGAATTTAGCGATAAATGCATTCAATCATTTAATAGCAGAAAACCCAGAAATAATAACAAATTTATTTAAGTATAGGGTTTCAGAACTAATTAAAAGAGCGATAGATATTGAGGATAAGTATATAGATTTAAGTGTATCTTTAGATATACTAGGCTTTAATCCCGAGTTAGCTAAATCATTTACTAGGGAAATCGCTAATAGGCGTTTAGTATCTATTGGGTTTGAGGCGATATTTGAGGTTAAAATTCCTAATGCTTTACCTTGGTTATCAACTGTCTTAGATATAAATAAAGAGACAAATTTTTTTGAAGGGAAGGTTACGGATTATCAGATAAACCAATTAGACTGGGATTAAGCTTATGGCACACAAAAAATATTCGTCCGCTCAAATTCAGGCTATAAACTATAATCATGGTGAGGTAGAAGTACTCTTAAAGCAAGGTAAATGTGAGGCTTGCCTATATTTTTGTGCTGGTCAGTCTTATTTTATAATTAAGGTTGATAAAATACTAAGGTATTTTTATGGTGAGCCAGTTATAGAATATAGTAAAACTATACGTATATTTTGCGACCCATTAAGTTTAGAATTTGTTAAAAGTGGTTTTTCTAATGGTATTGGATTAGATACAATGCATAAAGTTAAAAAGATAATTAAAACTAGAAATATTAAAGCTTTCCGTAAATGTGAGGTTCTTTTAGAGGGAGGGGGATTATTTGGATAACGAAAATACAAACAGTGTAGATATAGATTTTAACAGCGTAGAAAATGCACAAAGAAATCATGAAATAAAATCTACATTAATGGCTTTAATGAGGCTATACCCTACTAGTACTAAAAATGAAGTATTACAATATTTAAATATAACTGATTATGAATATGATTATTTATATAAAAATGAAAATTGGTTTTATTTATTAATAAATGAACCGGAGAAATTCATTAAAGTCCATTTATTAAAGGCTATATTTGGTCAGTCGATTTCTTATAGGTACTCAACTTGGAATATTAAGGATAGTGCTAGGGGTGTTGAAAAAGGTATTAAAGAGGACGTGTTTAATCCTACGGCTGCTATTATGTTGCCAGCTTTAAAATCACTAATACCCGAGTGGGAAAGTGGAGGCTTAGGCTTGGATAATGTTAAAAATCTTAACATAGATAATATGACACCCGAGGATTTAATGAGCCTTCAAAACGACCTTAGGAGCTTTATTAAACAGGAAGGCGATAGTAATTAGGCTTTTTACCATAAAAGAGGTATAATATGTTAGAAAAATGTTTATTATTGCAACATTATTTAAATAAGTTAAATCCAGCTTTGGATTTAATGCTTTTTATTGTAACACTTAAAGTTATATTAGGATACTTAATTGCATATCTCACAAGAAGCTCTTAAAACACAAGCTAAGGCTACACACAACCAAATTATTGCACAAAAATGCAAAAGAAGTCTGTCATTTTTTATACAGACTTTTTTCCCTATTGTGGATAGTGCTGATTATTTACATAATTGGCATATAGATGTTATTGCTGAACACTTGCAAGTCATATGTGAGCGAATGACAAAAGTTAAAACTAATTTCGAGTATAGTATTTTAACTAAAGAGGAAAGAGACCATATAAAAAATAGATTAATAATTAATATCCCCCCTGGGCATATGAAGTCATTAATGGTTAATGTTTTTTTTCAAGCTTGGTGTTGGTTGATAGACCCTAGCCTTAGTTATCTTAATATAGCATTAAATGAGGATTTAACAATTAGAGATTCCTTAAAAATGCGTAGGTTGGTTGAAAGTGATTTATATAAATCTATGCGTAGTTTTAAATTAGCAATTGACCAAAACTCAAAATCTAATTTCCAAAATACAGAAAAAGGAGAAAGGGCTGCTATTGGTATTACAGCTGGCATCACTGGTAAGCGTGCATCTGCGGTTTTTATAGACGACCCTATAAGTGCATTAGAGGCTGTTAAGTCAGAGGCTAAAAGAAATGAAGTTGTAGCTAAATTTAAAACGGAATTATATACACGTACTAAAACACTTAAAGACCCTATATTGGTTATTATTATGCAACGTTTACACCCAGAGGATTTAGCGGGTGTTTTATTGGCTGGTAATAAAGAGCGAAAGAGTTTTACCCCTATTGTATTACAAAGTATATTTGATGAACAAGCATTAAATAATCTTGGTTGCGGTAGAGCGTTTGGAGATAAGCGTGAATATGGCGATTTATTGTTTGAAGAATATTTAGATAAAGCAGGTTTAGATAATCTTAGGGCTGAAACTGGTTTAGGAGAAGCTAACTTTATGGCTCAATACCAGCAAGACCCTAAAATGCTAGTTGAAAGTTTATTTAAACGTGAGCATTTTCTTAATGTTGGTGTGCCTCCAAGCGTGGTAGATTTATATTTTATGCAAATGTGGGATACAGCACAAAAAGATGGTGCAAAAAATGACTGTACCGCATGTGCTATTATCGGTAGAGAAAGTGCTAATAAAATATGGCTAATGGATATAGTTAAGGTTAAAAAGAGACCGGAGGAATTAAAAAATCTTATTTTGGAAACTGTTGATAAATACCAAGAGTCTGCACATAATGTACATATTGAGGATACATCATCTGGTACCTCTATCATTGATAGCTTACGTAGTAATTTTAAGGGTATTATAACCGTACACCCAGTCAAGCCTAGTGGCTCTAAATGGGAACGTGCTATGTCTGTTGTAAATTTTATAGCCGCTGGTAATTTATGGATACATGAGGATTTAACTAAAGATAGGATATTTGACCCATATAGACGTATAGAAAAAACAAAGCACGAGATATTAATAGCTGATATGATTAATTTTATTGAGGGTGGGGAAAACGATGACTTGGTAGATGCTGTTGTTTACGCTGTTAAAATTATGGTAAGTAAGTTTAGTCTTTCGGGTAGTAGTAGTGGTAGACGTAATTTAGACCGCATGGATATAAATAGGAGAATTATAATGAGAAAAGGTGCATATTATGATTAATCAAGAAAAAGTAAGTTATACAAGTGTTGAAACACCAATATTAAAAGATGAGAAAGCTAGGATAGGTAATAATTTTAAACCAATATCTAATGGGAATAACATTGTTACTAAAACCCTTACTATACCATTAAATAAATACTTGAATGACGAAGATGTTAATTATGTATTAAAAGATGACATCGTTAATGGCTTACATAAAACGATTTTAGAAAAAGTAAACGCAAGTAAATACCACTTATTGCAGGGTGGACGTGCTTTAGACCCTAAGTATAATTTTATTAAGGATTGGATTGATAGTTTCTACCAAGATTTAATATCTTATTCTATGCTTGCCACTGTTTTTGGTAGCCAGACTATTGAATTTAAGTATCCTAAGTTAGGCGATAATTATATTAATTTCTTACCTACAGCAATAAATAAAATTGAAAGAGGTATAGTTTTTTATGATAAATTCACGGAAAATTTATATTATAGAAAATTAGATGGTAAAACAGTTGTATTATCCCCATTGGTTTACACAAGGTATGTAAATAGAGAAATCATAATGAATGAAAATGGTGATGATTCTGCAAGTATTTTATATCCATTAGTAAAGCTTAGACAAGAGGCTATAATTGACTGGGGGCAATTTTTAGATATGTATTCAAGACCTCCTAGAATACTAAAAAGTAATACCCAAAACCAACAAGACGTTGATTTAAGATTGCATGATATGAGTTTGGCAGGGGGGTTAAATTTAGTTATATCGCCTGACGAAGACTTTATGCAAATACCACTTACAGGAGATGTTAGCTCGCAAGCTATATTCCTTGGTCGCATAGAAACCTTAATAACTAGGTTTATGTTGGGGCAGAATCTTACATCGGAGGTTGGTAGTAACGGTTCTTTTGCAGCCACGAAAGTACATCAAGAAATATTAAACGATAGAATAGATTCTTATAAAAGGTTTATATCCGATAATATTAATATAATATTAAAAAAAATACTCTTAGTTAATGGTTTAGAAAATTTGGCGATTGTTTTTTGCTATATTAATGAACATATGGTAAACTTAGACTTAGTAAATAGGGATAAAGTTTTATTTGATATGGGTGTTGAATTCTCAAAATCTTATATCTGTAAGGCTTACGGGTTTGAGGATAGTGATATCACATCTATTAAGAGTATAAATAATACATCAAGTGGAGGTATCGATTGATTGAAAATTTTACATCAGAAGGGACGGAGTTATCGTTTTATACTTCTGATAATTCTAATTCTGGGTTAGCTCCAATTAGGGGTATAGCCTATACAGGTGGTATAGGTGTTAAGACACTAAATGATGGCTCAAGATTGAATATTGTTGTTGATTTATCTAGTTTAACTGAAAGTGCATTAAAATTAGCTATACCTGTTAAGTTAGAACATGTTTATAGGTTTGATTATGTTTTAGGTAGAGCTAATTTAGTATCTGATATTGATAACGGCTCTAACGTATTAAAGTTTAGTGGTTTTATTTACAAAGACTACTCTTATGAGTCTAATGCTATTTCTAGGTTGGTTGAATTAAAACACCCACTTAGAGTAAGTATTGGTGCAAGTGATGGTACGTTTGTTCCAGTAAAAAGGGGGGAAGTAGTAGAGTTAAACGGTAGGAAGTTTGATAATATTGATGGTTATTATACTGATGTAACTTCAATAAATCATTTAGCAATCACTGATTTACCCGCTGATTTTTATGCGGCAATCGAATATAATTCTTTATCAAAGGAGAAAGAAAAAATGAGTTTTGATAATAATGTGAATTTATCTCAAGAGGTAATCTCACTAAGAAATGAGAAGGTGGAGTTTAGTGCTAAAGTTACTAAGCTAGAGTTAGAGAAAATAGAGTTCAGTACTAAAATCACTAGCTTAGAAAATAAAGTTAGTGCATTGGAAGTTGAAAAAAACAACTTGGATAATGAAATTGCATCTCTACAATCTAAATTAAGCGATATTGATTTCAATAAAGAAATTGCCGAGTTTACAGCTAAAAATGCAGGTATTACATTTACGGCTGATGAGTTAAAAGAATTGAAAGTTGCTAGCCCTGTTATGCGTGGCATGCTTTTAAAGTCTTTGAGTTTATCGAGTGTGCGTGATGCTGCGACAAAAACCGCTGATTTTAGTAATGCTCAAAATCAATATAATGATAACCAAAGTGCAAACTACTGGGACACCGTACGTCAAGATAAAGGAGTAGTATAGTATGAGTAAAGAAATTTGGTCAATACCACAGTATGACCCGTTAAAAAATGGTAATGGTATAGTAAGAGTTGGCAACTTTTATGGTTCTGGTTTATTCCTAAGACGTGAAGAGGATAAAGAGGAGATAATGTCGGGCGCACAAATACCTATTAATACAACATTTAAACAGGGCGAAATTGCTGTTTTGACTATTAATACTGGTATTTTAAGTAAATTACCTAATAATACCACAACTTTTGCGGCCGGTACTAGACCTGTTGTTATTGTTATGGATACTGTATTGAATGCTACAGTAGTTACTACTACTGATGTTTGGTTAAGGGTTTATGGCATAGACTCAAATAAAGTTATATTATCAACAGGTACTGTTTTAAATTTAGCTTTATATAGCCAATTAGCATGCAATGGCATTTATTTAACTCAAGCTATTTAAAAAGGATTAATGAATAATGTTTAATATTAAGAATACGTTCACTGCTGATGATATGATGAAGTGGACTAATTTTTCTAAGGACGCTGTACGATATTTACCAAGCGTAGGGTTTTTAATTAACACTTATACCACGCAAAGATTTACAGACGCTCCAACTTTAGATTTTGCTACAGCATATGAATGGGGTACAATTGCACCATTTGTACACCCGTACTCTATGGGTACACCAGTAGACAATGATGCATACAAAGTACAAAGTGTTAGTTTACCGTATGTTAAACATACAGATAGCTTAGACATATCACGTATACACCATGCTTATTTATTAGACCCATCAAATTATGGTCAGTTAATAGAAGTGGTGGGTAATATTAATGCTGCCGCTGTCAGAACTTTAGGAGATGCTAATCTTGCGGAGGCATCAATTAGACAGAAACACACTATTTCAATCGGTAATCGCCGTGAGAAAATGTGTTGTGATTTCTTACTACATGGTAAGGTGGCAACTATTAGTAGTATGACTGCTAATAAATACAATGGTAGTATTTTTGACTATGGTAGAGATGCTAGCTTAAGTTATACTGTTGCTAATGCTGACTTATTTGATACAGCGGGTTCTGACCCTTGGAAAACAATCCAAGAAGGTTTATCTCGCTTAAATAATATGGGTATGGTAGATATTGAATTAATCTGCGGTAATAAAGTAATTAATGCTTTAATGAAAAATACCGCATTTAAAGATATCTGGTTAAAAATGACACCTTATGCTTCTAAGCCTCAAGCTCCATTTTTAATGCCTAACTATAATGTGTTATCATACAACATACCATGCTTAGCATTTGGTAATGTAGTTTTACGTGTTTATAATCAAGCAGTTAAAAGCTATAATTATGATAGCGTGGCAGATGATTTTACTTTATCAGATAAATATAAGTTTATACCTGATGATGCATTAATCTTTATCGGTAAAAAGGCTACTGGTGGCGTTATTCAACACCCTATCTTAAATGTTTCTGGTCCTATCCAAAATATGAATGTAATAAAGCAATACGGTATTACAAAAGGTTTAGAATATTACCAAAGTAAATACACTAACCTAAGTGGCAGTAGTGATATGATAGAGACAGAGGCATCTCCAATGATTATTGGAGACCCTAACTGTGCAATGGCTTTAAAAGTTATTAGTGATACGGCTGCGGGTATTAGTCCAACAAATTTGGGCTTAGTATCTGGTATTCAATTAGTTTAAATTTACACCCCTTCGGGGGTTTAAGGATTTTTTATGAAAAAAACAAAACATATTAGAGTAATAAATAATTTAATGTTACCTAGTGGAGAGTTAATTTCTGCTGGTACTATTTTAAGCGATGAAAAAGCTGTTAAACTAGACATTAATAACCAATTCACATTAGATAGGGACTTTGTAGAAGTTGAGGTTATTGAGGAAGAGTCAACCGCTAAGAAAGCTAAAAAGGTTGAAGTTACTAAAGAAGTAGAGTAATTATATGGCTATTAAAACACACCCTATCTCTGGCATGGATTATAACTATACAGTAGATGCGGATTATATTACTTTTGGTACTACATTAAATACTTTGGTTGCTAATAATAATAAGAGTTTTAAATTTGTTGGTGCTACAGCTCCTACATCTGGTATGGTGGCTGGTGATGGTTGGTTAAATACGGCTAATGGCACTTACAATCAGTACTTAACTGGTGCTTGGACTCAAATTATAGCTATTGGTAATGTATATGTAGGCTACGGAGATTATACAGGTAAATTATATTTACATAGTAATGGTACTTTTATAGAATTTATAGCCTCTAGTGGTGGCTGGGTAGGCTCATATAAAGGATTTATACCTAGTTGGCAAGTTGGTGTAAACTCAAGGACGTCTATTAAAATAGGTAGTTACTCTTATTCTACAGATACTGTTAAAACTAAAAATTTTAAAATACCGGTAAATATTATATTTACTGTTTTTCAAGGTCCGCCATCTACTCAATTTGCAATTTTTGTGTTATCTGGTACTATAATATTAAGCACAAAGTCCTTAAATCCCTCAGATAATCCTATTTTAAGCCTGCCTAATATTAATTGGAATACCGCTATTTCAGCAGGTGGTTATTATTCGATTGGTTCTGTATCACCAGTTTATAATGCTGAAATAGTTTTACAAAATAAAACTAATTCGGGTGGTTTTTATAGTGGGGATATAGTAATATTATCTGGTGGTAACTCTTCTAGTGGTACTTGGAATACATATATTGATGCTGATTGGGGTATTACACCAAAAGAAGTTACTATGATTACTAATTAGGGATTATTAATATGTACATAGATAAAGATTTCCTATTAATTAATGTGGGTCAAAGTGAATTAACCGAAGCATCTGATTTTAATGAGGGTTCTATAGAAAACACAGCCAAAATAGAGCAGTCAATTAATATGGCTGAAGCATATATGAATGCTAAGCTATCTCAAGCTTATATTTTACCTGTTCGTGGGAAAGATGGCAGTATACCTCCATTATTACAAAATATAGCTGTAGCACTAACTCGTATGGAATATTTCCAAAATAGAGCTACAGAAGAGATAATTATTAGATGTAGGGAAGCACGTAGCCAGTTAAATTTGATTATTCAAGGAAAGTTAGATATAATAGGTTTAGATGGTATAATTGTAAATAGAATATTAAGTAGGTCGCTTAATGTTAAGTTGGCTAAAGTTACTAGATATAAGGCAAAAGATATATGTTAGAATTTGGTGTGAGATTAATTGATATATGCAACCAAGCTGGTTTAAAACGTGCTTATTTAAATCACGAATCTAGGGTTGATGTTGATAGGAATAACACACCAGTAGCCGAGATTGTTTTTCTCGGTGAGAATTTTAATCAATCTAATATATATATGCAACAATGGTCTATAAATATTACAGTAAGTAATGCTAATAGTCAAAATAATATTAATAAACTTATATATGATGTTGATGTATACGCTCAAGCTATACTAGGTTTAGTCCCAGCCAAAGAGGCTAAATACACTGGTGCGAAAATAATTAGCTTAACCGAGTCTAGTTTTTTGTGCCTCGCTTTATTTTTTGAAAAAAGACGCAGTGTAAACTGTTAAACAAAGGAGTTGTTATGTCTTTAAAATGTTGTTTTCATGGTTACGGTAGAATAAATATCACAGCTTATGAGGATTACCAAGCTGGTTTAAGCTCTGGTACGGAGGAAGAAATTACAGGTGTTTCGTGGGAAATTACATCTCGTGAAGCTTCTGCACGTAGTGCATCATCAAAAGCTAATCCAATTAGCTGCCAGATTAGTGCATTAGACACTTTTAAACTAACTGTTAATACTAGATGTCATGGTGGGCAATTAGCGTTAGCTGCATTAGCTGGTAAGGAGTTCTCTTTAACTGGTGGTTCTACTACTGATTTATATAGAGCTTATAAAGCTAATGGTTCTTTATTGCGATTAAGTAAGGCTAGAGATACTAGCGTACCTTTAGTTGTTACTAGTGTTGGCGGTCTGACTACATATGTACAAGGTGTAGATTATGAAATTATCGAAAGTGGTAATGCAATTAGATTGCTAAAAACTGGTACTATAGCTGCACCAACCGTCGTTAGTGGTGTAGTTCAAAACAACTTAGCGATTGAATACACTGCTTTACCTACAACTATTAAGGATATGGCAGCTGTATTCGGTAAGGTTTTTCGAATTGAGGTTATGGGCGAGAATGGAGATTTTACAGAAAACGGCGTAGTTGTTGGTTCTGGTCAATTTACTGGTGTGTTTTTCATGGTTAGATTGAACCCATCACAAAATGGTGTAATGGTATCAAGTCCTGATGGTTTAGAGCCAGAGACATATACATTAGTAGGTGAGGTACTCCGTGATGAACGTGAGGTAAGTAAATCTAACGGTGTTTATTCTGGTTACGCACAATGGACTAGTGCTAATGACTAATTAAGGGTTATATATGTCAAATACTTCGGTTTATAAACCTATTTTCTTTGAGGTGGCTGAAGTATATATAGCTCCATATAATCCTGATATTTTATTAGATAATAATAAAGGTTTCGGTCGAAATTTCGGTCGAAATTTTGGTGTGGGTGGTAACCCACAAGGATTAAATAAGGCAGATTATTTAGGGGCAGGTAGTGCCTCTTTATCTTTTGAAGTTAGACAAGAGCAATATATACGTGGTACAGGTACTAATGATAAACCAAATAAACCTGTTATACAGTCGATTAAGTTGAATATGGATTTAGATAATTGGGCTACACAGATATTGGCTAAGTTTTTAAATACTACAGATTATGTAATACCAGCTAGCACTTTTCAGAGGGATTTAACTCAAAATGAGTTTAATATAGATGACTTTATTATATTATCTGGTGTGCCGTCATCTATAACAATAACTGACGATATACTAACATTGGTAAAAGATGTTGATTTTTATGTAGTAAAAAATAAAATACATTTTATTAGGTATGTGCTATTTACAAACACACCAAAAGTGTTGTATACTACTAATAGTACTGTAACTAAAAATATCGTATCACTTAATAATGAGCAGGATAACACATTCCACGCTATATATATAGTTGGAGAGTGTCAAGATAGGTTTGTAACTTATTTTTTTCCTAAGGTTTCTTTATCTATAATAGAACAAGAGATGCCATTATTAGAGGCTACCTTACTTAATTATAAAGTTACAGGCGAGATATACGGTTTAAAACATAATGGCTCTTTAGTGCCTTTCGTAATATTACAGGAGTAGATAATATGGCTGATTTTGAATTAGTGAATGAAAATTACTTACAAGAAAATGCAACTAGTGATATAGTTAAAATTGGCGAGCATGAATTTAATTTACTTGATATACATATTCTAAATAAAGGCGAACAAGCAGCCATAAATAGAATTTTGTTTATGCTACAAAATAAAACAAAAGAATTATCTGTTGATATGGAAATTGATATTACAGATGAAAATATGTATGACTTAGGTTGCATGGCTCTACACGATTTACTTGAGACTTCTAACAAGTTTAAATTAGATGTTATAGCTGTGTTATCAAATTTAACTGCTGGGGATACTTTAAATGTCATCAGTAATCTTGAATATGACCATTTAAATGAATTAATAGTAGCGGTTGTTAATAAGAATAAGGAAGGTTTAGTAAAAAAGCTCCTAGCGAAGGGAAGTCTAAACAGAGCGATAATAAACTTTCACCAGAAAAAACTTTAATATTACTAGTTAGTAAGTTAAAACAATATGGACACTCTCAACAGGATATTGATAGCTACACAGCTAAAGATGTTGAGAGATACATTAGCTTAATCACTAATATAGAGCAAAAGGCGTTTGAGGTCGATTTGTATTCTAATGCACTTAGTGCGGGTAATATGGAGGCTAAAGACTTTAATAATGAAATGAATAAAATAGCAAAGGCATTTTATGACTTTTAAGTTAGAAAGTAGTTTAAACCTAGAAACTACGCAATACAATAATGCTATTGATAAAGCAATAGCTAAGTTTCGTGAGTTTAGTGATGCTATATCTAAACTAGATTCAAATATAAAATTGAATGCAGACACAACAACTTACGTTAAAGCCATTGATAAGGCTAGAACTGCTATCAATAACCTTAATAAAGCTCAATTAACTCAAGTTAAATTTAAATTATCCGTTGATAATTCACAATTCAATAGTGTAGTTAAAGATGTATCTAGTAAATTAGAGAAACTTACTAATTATACTAAAGATAAGGTCGCTAATATTAAGTTTACAGATGGTGGGATTGGTACATTAAATCAGAAGGTTACTAATCTAACATCTGCTTTTGTGTCTTTAACAACAAAAATAGAACGTTCGGATAAAGCTCTAAAAAGCCTTATTGATAATAGTAAAAAAATTAATGACATATCAGACAAATTTAAAGCCTTATCAATTCACGTAGATTCTACGGGAACTGGATTTTATCGAGTGAATGATGCTATAAGTAAATTAGCAAATAACTCGCCAAAAATTGCTCAAGGTTTATCTGGGTTAAAGATAATTCATAAAGATATGTCTAATGTTTTGGAGAAGTCTAGTGCTTTAAATAAAAGCCTAGGTAATTTAAATAAAAACTTTAATACGTTATCTACTGCCTCTCCTAAACTTAATACGTCTAGTATCGATGCTATGCATAAAAGCTCTGCTCATTCCTTATATGATGTAGTTGCTAAAAATATAGCACCAACTCAGGTTATTAAAACTGATGATACAACTCATAATTTACGTAAAGGATTACGTGGAGTTGGCGAAGAGGCAGATATTGCAACTGCTAAGGGTAAAAAATTAGCTACGCAATATAATTTACTTATGCAAGCTGGTGGTTTTATTTTTGCACAGGCTGTTGCAGATGCCTTCGGTTCTGCAATAAGTAAATCAAATGAGTTATATGATGAGCTTGTTAAAATAAACCGTATTGGCGATTTCCAACCTACTGTATTAGCTAATATTAAGCAAGACATTAAAGAGTTAAGAACTGAATTACCTTTAGCTTATAAAGACCTTAGTGAAATAATGGTGGGTGCTGTAAAGGGTAGAATACCAACTCAAGATTTAAAGGCTTATACTGAATTAATAGCTAAGGCTGCTTATGCTTTTGAAATAGACCCTAGAGATGCATCAGATTCTTTAGCTAAAATTACTAACGTTTTTGATATTAATATTGGTAAATTAAACGAATATGTTAATTTGGTTAATAAAATATCAGACCGTATGGGTGGTGTTTATGAAAAAGATGTGGTTGAAGTAACGAAAAGAACTGCGGGTATTGGTAAGAACTTTGGTTTAAATGAAAAGGATTTAGGAGTTATTGGAGCTTCTTTATTATCTAGTGGTATGCAACCAGAGATAGCCGCTACTGCTATTAATGGTTTATTGGGTAGCTTACGTAATGTGCAAATACAAACACCACAATTTAAGCGTGCATTCCAAGCTATGGGCATTGATATGGTAGAGTTCTCTAAAATGGTAAATGAGAACGGTTCGGAGGCATTAGACTTTTTCTTACAAAAACTTGCTGATTTAGATAAAGAAACAAGAAGTTTGGCTATTGGTTCTACTTTTGCTAGAGGTGCTGATGCTAATGCTTTATCAAACATTGCAGATGGTTTAGATAAATATAGAGCTAATAAAAACGTTGCTAAAGATGTATCAGGTTACGATAATAACATTAATGAAGTTACGGAGCGTGGGTTAAAAAGCGTTGAGTCTCAATTAAAGTTAACCACAGGTGCATTTGATAACTTAGTTGAAAGTATCACAAGTGGTGCTTCCCCAGCAATAGTTGAGTTTAGTAAATCACTACAAAGCTTATTTAAAGATTTAGATGTTTTTGTTAACGGCAACCAAGAGCTAGTTAAGCTTGGTATATATGTTACTGGTTTTACAGCTGCTTTAGCGGGTATGGCTGCAATAGCTCCGTTTGTTGTCTCTGCATTATCTGGTATAACCGCTGGGTTTACGTTATTATTTGCTACACCAGTAGGATTAGCAATAACTGCAATATCTGCTTTAGTTGTGGGCTTCCTGTATTTTAAAGATACTACATTTGAGGTTAATGGTCAAACTGTTAAACTAACCGAAGTCATAAAAGCATTAGGTAAAGCATTTATGGTAATCGCTAAGCCTATTATGGATTTAGCTATAGGTGTTGGTAGAGACTTGGTTGAGGCATTCAATTACCTTACTAATAAATTAGCTAACTTCTCTAAAGATAGTGGATTAAATGAAATAATATCTGATTTAAAAGTATTTTTAGGTTTTTTATTAGATATAGGCGGTATAAAAGCAACTCCTAAAATATCCTTAGATATTAGTGATGAGGATAGAGCTATGTACAAGCAAATGACTGGTAAAACTTCTACTATAGGCATGCAGAAAGAGTATGTTAATGGTCAATTAAGAAGTGCTGAAAAAACACAAGTTAAGCTATCTAATGATGAATACAGAAAAAAAGAGATTGGTAAGCAATATTCAAAACTAACAAATGATGAGTTTAAAGCTAGGGAACGTGGCGTTGCTAAATTATCTAATGATGACTTTAAAAAAATGGAGTTGGACGCTAACTATAAAAACAAAGTAGTACCTACGTCTAATACTTATGGTGGTAAACATATAGATGCTTCCGCTTTTACAGAGCCTACCAAAAAAGGTTCTGGTGGTGGTAAGGCTAGGGCTTTAGAAAATGCCAAATTAGCAGAGGACTTGGCTAACTTAAATGATTCTTATAAAATCGTTAAAGCTAATTTTGAAATACAAAAAGATATACGTGAGGCTTGGCGTACTAGAGATGAGTTGGTTATATCAGAAAATTTGGATAGTGGATTAATTGGTATATCAGAGGCTTTTGACAAACGTATAGAATTAATACGTAAGCGTGCTGATGATGAGAAAAAAGCATTATCTAAAGAGATTAAACTAATACAAGACCAAATAAAGGCTTATGAGGACGAAAGGGGGCGTGCTAATCTTTCAACACCAGAGGGAGTTACTAAGAATAAAGAGATATCTACAAAAATAGCTGGTTTAAATGCTGATGCATTGACATTAAAAGGTAAAATTGATATTATAGATATTAATACTGGTACTAATGAACTTAAATTATCATCAGATAAGGATAATGCTTTATTTGAGTTAAAAAGTAAAATATCAGCAGAACTAGAGATTAAGAATATTGATAAAGAGCTAAAGAAAATACAAGTTAATCAATCTTTAGTTGGTGGTGGATTTATAGATATACTACTTAATGAGTTTAGTAGCACTAAAGCCAAGCAATTAGAATTAATAGAGGTTGAAAAGAAAAAAATACCTATCTATGAAGAGCAAATAAAATTACTTAATGAACGTAATAGAGTAATAGAAGAAAATGCTAAAGGCGATAAGGATAAACTCAAGGAAAACAAACAGTATCAAAGTAATAAAAGTGAAATTGAGGACGCAGAAGACTCTGTTAATGCAATTAAATTAAGAGAGTTTAATTTAGTAAATGATGTTGAGGGTTTAAAGGCTAATATAGACTCTATAAAATCATCATTTCAAGATATGTTAAGTGATATTATATTAAACTTTGATAATGCGGGTGATGCGGTAAGAAATTTCGCTAAAGCTTTATTGAAAATGGCTGCAGATATAGTGGCTAAAAATGTTTCTGGTTCTATTGGGGATATATTCAAAGCTATAAATAGCAAAAGCAGTGGTGGGGGGTTTAATATTGGCTCTCTTTTTGGTGGTGGGGGTGATGGTGGCTTTAGTTCTATAGCATCTAGTGCTGTTAGTATGGGGAATTTTGCAACTGGTGGCTACGTAAATAAATTTGGTATTGTTCATAGAGGTGAGGGAGTAATACCATCTAATATCGTAGAAGATATCGGTATAGACAAACTTAATTTAATTAATAGTGGTTATACCGGTGATGGTGGTAAATATGAGGTTGCAGGTATAGTACCTCAAGGTTCATATGTCTTAAATAAAGAGGTTACATCTAAGTTAGGTAGAGGTTTCATCGATAGACTAATTGGTGGATATAATCCATTTAGTTCTAAATTACATAAAAATAGCCTTAAAATAGCTGGTTTTGCTAATGGTGGATTAGTTGGGGGTAGCCAAGCACCATCGCAACAAACAACAGCTATGGATAGTAATAAACCTAAAATAACAATTAATAATTATAACGCCAATAAAACTGATGTAACAGTTACAGAGCAAGAACGTAATAATTACATTATTAGTGTTGTTGATAAGAATGTTAAAAATGGCGGTGTTTTAGCTAATAATAACAATAAACAAAAACTATATTAGGATAATATATATGATTGAGTTTCCAAGTTACTTGGAAGCCATAGGGCTTTCAAGTTACCTACCTAAAAAAACTATTAGGGCTACAGAGTTTGCTGATGGTTTTAGTAGAAATGTAAATGTATTCTCTGGTGTAACTTATACCGTAGAAATGCGTTATGTATTAAAAAATAGAGATGATAGATTGTTATTTGATGATTGGTATATTAATATATGCAAAAGAGGGGTTATGAGGTTTAAATGGTTTAACCCATTAAGTGCAAAATATCATGTTGCAACTATAACTGATTTAAAGCCAATTACACCACTAGATGCAAATTCATTTTATGGGTTAGATGGTAGTTATGAAGTTTCCATGAGTATTGAATATCAAGTTTAAGGATTTATTATGCCAAGTTTAGAGTTTAAACAGAATATACACTCAATTACCGTTGATGAAGACCCTGTTGAGTTAATTGAGTTTCATCACTCTTCGTTATCTCAACCAATGCGTTTTGTGCGTGATAATAGGGATTTTTATAGTCTTGGTTTTTTGTATTCAAGATGTCCAAGTATGACTTATTCATTACCGCAAAATGGTGGTATAGCCAATCCAACTTCACAATTGACATTAAACTATGTGGGCTATGAAGTCAGTAAGGCACTAGAGGACACTTTGGGTGCTAAAGATGGCAATATAGTTATTAAATACTGCCTAAGAAGTAGACCAGATATAATTGAATATAGTTATGTATTTGATATTGAAACAGCTAGTATGAGTGAGAACGGTTCTGTTGTATTTTCACTTAACTATAATAATTTATATAATAAAAAAACTACACCATTTTCTTATAGACCTAATACAGCAGAGGGGTTAGCATGATTAATTGGCATGAAAGCTATTTGGGCTTACCATATTCCAAATATAACTGTGGTGCTTTAGTCCAAAAAATTTTATTCGATGAATTTAGTTATTTTTTAGATATAAGAAATAACCGTGATTTATCATTAGACTTGCAAGCCAGAGCTGAACACATGGTTATTAAATCATCTGATTTTATCAAGATAGATAAGCCAATTGACAAGTGTGTTGTACTAATGTATACTCATAATAATATGGTTGGTCATGTGGGTGTTTATGTATCTATTGGTGCTGGTTACATACTACATACAACTAAAGCTTACGGGTTTAGTATACTTGAGCCATTAAATCAAGTATTGAAAAAAAATAAACTATATGGATATTTCATATGCAAATAACAGTAGAAACAAAAAATAATATAGCCAATGGCTTAGAAAAAAAACAAATTTATTCATTATCTCAAGATGTCGTTAATGCTTGGGATTTTATTTGTAAAAATAAATATACCGTAGGCACTTTTAAGGTTAGAATCAATAACCTATTTTATTCAAAAGATGAGTTAATAAACTTAAATTTAATCCATAATGACTTGATAGAAATAGAGTACATGGCACAAGACCCAGTTAGTGGGGCAATTATAGCTAAATTAGTTATAACTAATATAGTAGTAAAAGCTTTAATATCATTGGCAGTGAATTTAATAGCTGGATTATTTATTAATTTTGTTATGTCTGCCTTGACTGATAAAGGTAAGGGTAAAGATGTTAAAAAAGCTGAAACTAAGGGTGTAGAGAATTACGGGATTAGTGGTGGTTCAAATGAGGCTAAGATGTATGACAGCCTACCTATCGTGATTGGTAGTGTTAGGGTTTTTCCTGATATTATACAGTCCCCATTTACAGATTATTCTTATGATGCAGATAATCCTGTATTAAATTCAACTGATACACCATTTGTTCGCATGACTGATGTGCCAGTTTTAGATAAAGAAGACGCAGATTTAATATTTGAGGTTGTGCATTATGATGGTAGATTGCATTCTGACGACCCTCCGATATGGTATAAAAGAAGGTATCATTTTTTTAATGGTGCTAGGATATACAACCACCCTAATGTATACGACCAATATAATTCAGTTTATACTTGGGTGATAGTTTCCGGTTGGGACGTAGAAGGTGTAGAGGATTACCCCGAAACAGAGCCTCCTTTAGTAGATACTATGACTACATTTGAAGAAGCTATTGTATTTTTAGGTAAAAACCACCCATATTATAGTACCGGCAATTCTGGTTTTGTGAATGATATTACATTTAGAGCCGTGAGATATGGTACTAGCGACACGGTAGATTTTGTTATACCTGTATGGTTATATCGAGATATAGACCCTAACGGCAATTCTGGTAGTTATATGCTGTTAATTAATAGTACCCCACTTAGTTACCCTATAACAAGCGGGGATAAATTATTAGTCTTACAACATTTCGGTTATTACAAAGCTAATATACAACAAAGACTAACACAGGTATTTAATTTTGGGTTAGGTGATTTAGAGATTAGTGATTATCGCATTGGTAAAACTAAGATAGATAATTATAAAAATGTAATTGTTGATAAACATAATTATACAAATACTGATTCTCAACAATCAATTATTAATTATTCTGTAGCTGGTTATTTACCTCCAAGTTTCCAACAAGAGTTAATTTCAAACAATATAGATGATATTTTAGAGGCACACCCTACTTACACATACAACCCTAGTACAAATTCTATATATACAGGTGTGGTAAGTTTATACGCCCCTAGTTTTATTCCTATGTATTCTAATTACCAAGGGGAGAACGAGTCAAGCGGTGGTGGTATTTTTAAGCATATACGTAATACGACCAACCCTAATAATAATTCATACGATGAAGCCTTAAACAATTACTATCCAAGACGTGTTGAGGTGGCTGACGGGGGGGATTTAGTACGTAAAGAAACGAATGCAACTGCAATTGGGGATTGGTTAATTCGTGCATCTGGTAAGCACCCATACGCAATAGAATTAAATATATCTGGTAGGTTATTTTATTTAAATTCAGATAATGGCGAAGTCCAAAAAAATACAGTGCCTTTAGAATTATGGTATAGAGAAAAAACCAGTGCAACTACATTTTCAACACCTCACACGAACCCATCTGCTTGGGTTAAATTAAAGGACTTTACATTAATAAATGACACAACTAATACATTTGTTTATTCTTTATATCAAGAGTTACCAAATTATTATAAAGAAATTGAAGTTGCGGTTATTAAATCAAGGAATGACAATAGTAACACCAATTATAACGAGGAATTAAGCGTTAATACTATTAATTTCTTTCAAAAGCAAACTATTTTATATCCACATCAACAATTATTAACATTACAAATTCAGGCTAGTGGTCAAATAAATGGGACTGTTGATAGATTTAGTGCTTTATGTAATGGCAAAACATGGATATGTGCGCCTGTGGGTATGGGTAGTACTGAATTTATGCCAGAGGTAAACGGTAGAGGTTGGGTGTGGGGTCATACTAGAAATCCAGCTCATTGGTTTATATTCTTTTTATTAGGTGGATTTAAAAATAGTAATGTGCCATCTACCCACCCACTTTACAACAAAGGTTGGTTTTTAGGTTCGCACCCCGATAATAAAACTAGATTATTTGGTGCAAAACAAAGATATGATTTAATTCATTGGGAATCTATTATTGAGTGGGCTGATTACTGTGATGCTAAACCATTGCACATTGATATGCTAGCAGATGGTAATGCCCCATGCCAACAGACATTAGATGATATAGCTAGAGTTGGTAGAGGTGCTATTACATATATAGATGGTAAAATAGGTGTTGTTTTTCATAAAAAAGAAGACCCTGTAACATTTGTATTTCATAGGGGTAATATCATTAATGATAGTTTTAATATTGCCTTTAATAATGAACTAAAAGGAGATGAATTTGTTTTATCTTACGCTGACAGAGATAATGATTTCGAATTAGCTTATGAGAGGCATACTGTACCAAACGTAATAGACCCTTCTGATTCAGTGGATTTAGACCTAAAGGGCATTACTGAAAAAAGTAGAGCAATACAAGAGGTTAGATTAGCTGGTGCAGCTTTATTAATGCATAAACAAGTTGTAACACTTGAAACTAGTTTAGCCTTTTTAGAGCGTAGACGTGGTGAAGTTGTTAAGATTGGGCAAGATTTAACAAAGTGGGGTATAAGTGGTAGATTTAGCAAATTTGACATTATTTCTGGTGAGGTTACTAGGGTTTATACTCATGATATAATAGATAAACCAATTGGGACTGAATTAATTATGACATTAATGACACCAAGTGGAGAGTTGCATACTATAAATGTTGAGGTTGAAAGTGATAGAACATTCATACCAATTGATACTTGGCTAGATAATTTAGCTCCATTTAATTTAATTGATGGAGATAACTATAACTCTATTTACCTTAATAGTTATGCAGAAGATTTTACGTATTTAATTGACCCTGCAGATTCTAATAATAGATATAGAATAGTACAGATTGTACCTACAGAAAACAATACGGCTAAAGTTACATTAGTTAGAGATATACCCGAGTATTATGACTATGAGAATGATAGCACATCTTTTGATATTGATAAGCAAGATAACATAGCAACTGCTAAAGTTATGAATATGGGTTATATAAGTAATAATAACCAAAGTATGTTATATTGGGATAATGTGAATTGCAGTGGTGCTATATTAAATATAGAGCTTACTATAGGTTCTACTGTAACTAGTGGCTTAATTACTGTTTACAGTGATAACTACCCTATATCTTATCCTAGTGGTGCTAGTTTACGAATTATAGCTACTCCAATTAATATAACTACCCCATATATGCAAGTTAGCGACATATTTGAATTAGAGGTTTGATATGAGTAATAAATTTATCAATAATGGGAGTGAATTTATTAATTGGTTGAAATCTAAACAAATTAGAGGTTCTAACCAATTGATATTGACAAATAAAATTGGTTCTGATATAGTTAAACAAATAAATAAAGATTTTGAAGCTAGCCAAAGTTCTGAGGGTAAGAGATGGGCTGCTTTGAAATGGAGAGATGGAGACCCATTAATGGATACATTGAATTTAAAAAATTCTATGTCCTTTAAGTTTGTTTCTGGTGTTATATATATTGGTACTAATGTTAAATATGCTAGTGTGCATCAATATGGTAGAGATGCTATGACTGTCTACCCTAAGAGTAAGTTAGCATTATATTTTAATGGTGCATCACACCCTTTTAAAAAGGCAAATGTAGGTGCAATACCAGCTAGACCATTTTTACCGATTACAGCTAATATACCATTAAGTTGGCAGAAAATTATAAAAGATGATGTCTATAACTATTTAAGAGGTTTAAATGAGTGATACAAGATTTAGTAATGCACTAGCAGATGTTTTACTTGAGGAAGGTAGGTATGCCTTAATTAAGGGGGATACTGGCGGAGAAACATATTGCGGTATAGCTAGAAACTATAACCCTAAATGGGCTGGGTGGAAAATAATTGATGCTGTTAAATCCCCGAATAAGCATTTGTCTTTTGATGAATTAAAAAAAATTATAAATAGTAATACTCTTTATAATAAATTATTCCCTTTAATATGCTTGTTTTACCAGCATAATTATTATGAGGTATTGAAATTCAATAAATTACCTAAATATTGGGGTGAAATTATGTTAAATTTCTCTGTTAATATAGGTAGCTCTAGGCTAATAAAAATGGTTCAACGAACAATCGGCACAATAGATGATGGTATTATTGGAGATAAAACAATATCTGCTATGAATAATGATAAATTACCATTACTTAAAAAGGAATTAATTAAGTTCTATAAAAGTAGGCGTAACTTTCCACGCTGTGGTAAAAATTGGTTAGCGAGAGTTGATAGAGCTTTTAAAGAGGTTGAGCATGGATATTAAAAATAAAGATAGTATGATTTTAGATGCTTTAAAATTTTATAATGAGTCCATTATAAATCAAATGAATCTTCAAAAAGAACTAACCGAAAGTAACCAAGAGAGTATAAAGGCTCAATTATCAAGTTTTATTGAGGCATTCAATCTAACACTTGGTGCTAGAATTGATAGTCTGGTAACTAAAATCAAAGATTTAGAGGAAGACTTTGATAAAGTTGATGGTAAGATAGATATCTTTGATAAGGATTTAATAAAAATGGAACATGAGCTTAGAACTTTAAAGAATGAGGTTGAGGTTCTTAAGGTTGATTTTGCGGTTTATAAAACAAAAACAGATAGTTTACACACCACAATAGATGTTGCTAATCGTGTTGGTGTATTAGGTTTATTTTCTCGTGTATTTAGCTGGTTTAAGGGGTAGTGCATGTCTTATAAGTTTTTTATTGACTTACCGCCAACTATAAATCATTACCATGGTCAATCTAAATTTGGTGGTAAATATATTAAACCTCACGGTAAGTTGTTTCGTAAAAGAATAGCTTATATATTAAATAAACTAAATTTACCAGTAATAGATGAACCAACTAAAATTACTTTACATTTATTTTTAAATAACTACACAAAAAAAGGTGTTATAAAAAAAAATAAAACAGATGTAGATAATAGAAAAAAGGTTTTACTTGATGCTTTGAAACAAGATGAAAAAGAACCAAATCACCCGTATATCATAACTGATGATAGTACTGTATTTATTTCTGTTGATATTAAGTATCATCTTAAAGATATACCATTTCAATGTGCTATGGTTGAGTTAGAGAAAATTAAAGAACCCACATGCTCGATAGATTTTCAAGACCTACCGAGTTACTTACATGAAGCAATGAGGATTTTATAATTATGGTTAATCATAAAAAAATAGAAGAGGCTTTAGACTTTTTAAGATTATTTATTATGGATAACGCTAGCCGTTCCATTAAGATTAGTAGTGCATTAGAGGCTTCACTATTACAGCAAATGGCTAATGATAAAAGCCAATTACATGAATTAAGTGAGAATATCGATAGATTATTTTTCATAACTGGAACTTATACTGGGGAGGTTGTAGATGATATAATTAATAAAACAAAAGTATACATATATAGAAATTTAATAAATGATTACTTGGAGATGAATAGCCATGCTGTTAGTATATTTACATTTATCGTTGGTATGGCGGCCGCAACAATTCAAGATAAATTAAAATTTAATGAGTTTATTAAGAGCTTTAATCTCGATTATAGCTGCCTAATTACCAATATTAAACATTTTTACAAAGGATTTAATGAATGAGAGTTATAAGCCATGTTAAAACAATAAGCCCGACAACATATAAAAGTATCGAAACTTTTATAGTTGAATACCCACGTATAATACATGCGGAAATGTGTAGGCACAGGGTATATAGTAGAAATACAAGTTCTAGTAGGGCTATGCCCACAGACTCGGTTTTTAACACACCTAATTATATACCTAGTAGATTATTTGTAAATTGCAAGGGTATGACTGGTAAAGAATTAGCTTCACCTTTAGTTAGTTTGTTATTTAGAGCTATAACTAAGTTAGAATTACTTTGTTTAACTGCTACTGCTTATATTAAGAGTAAATGGCTAAAGGTGCATAAACAACACACCAATCGCTATCTTGAGCCTTATAAGATGATTAGAGAGGTTATAACTGGTACAGAATGGAATAATTTTTATAATCTACGTATAAGCCCACATGCGCAGCCAGAAATTAGAGAGTTGGCAATTGCTATGAGGGATAGTGTGCCTAAAATTGTTTTCAGTGAAGTTCATTTACCATATGGTATAAAAGATGATGAGGTTTTAGGTGATGCAATAAAGCGTAATGTAGCTACAGCTGCTTCTATTTCTTATAGATTAATAAGTGATATGAGCAGAGAAAAATCTAATGCTCTTTATAGTAGGCTACTAGATGACTACCATATGTCCCCTTTCGAACATGTGGCGTTTGCTTCTGGTGATGATGAGAGATACGCTAATTTTACTGGCTGGGTAAGTCATAGATATGATTTAGAAAAAACTAAAGATGTTTAATATGAATAATGGGACTAAAGATGATAAAGGTAAATGCAAAAACTTTAAGCATCTACCTATAGGTTTATTAGCAGCGTTGAATGATAAACCACAGATTAATCCTTTAATACACTTACTAGATTTCATTAATGAAATGCAGAATGGTAATAATGTATTTGACTCAATTGTATTATGTGTGCGTGAGATAATAAAGCAAGATAGAGACCCATATACTCTATATGTTGGAGCTGCCAACGTAATGAAATTTGGTGCAGATAAATATGGCGACAAAAATTATATAATGGTTGATATTAATAGGTATTTTGAGGCTATCAGGAGACATATAATTGATATTATAGCTAATGATGATATATATCATTTGGATAAAGAAACCAGTGAGAGGCATTTATCGCACGTTTTAGCCAATGTATTTATTATTGCAGATATATTAGGTGGTTGCTTATGATGCAAAACATCTTAATTCTTAAAACTGGTGATAATTATGATGTTGTCGCCGAGGATTGTATTTTTTTTGTAGACAATTACGTTATTAAAGTACCTAAGGGGAGGGAGACGGATTATGCTAGCGTGCCGTCTTTTTTTAGAATGATGACATCAAGATATGCTAATATTTATGATAAATTAGCGATAATTCATGATGAGTTATTCTGCATGCATAGAAAAGCAAAAATTCAAAGGTTTGAAAACCATTTTAAATACCCTAGATACACAGAACACCTAGTAACTAAGAAATTAGCTAATAGAATTTATTACCATGCTCTATTACAAGGTGGTTGTAGTAAATTTGTTTCAGGTTTAATTTATCTCGGTTTAAGGTGTTTTGGTCATATAGCTTGGAATAGAAATAAAAAAGCTAGAGAGTTAATAGGCTCTAGCTTTAGAATGTCTACTCTTCTTTAGGAAATACTGCCTCATGAATTTCATTTATACTTTGTTTGTAAAGTATAGGTGCATTTTCCCTAGTAAAATCATTCATATATTTTTCTAGGTCTGGCTCATCGCAGTAATTTTTCATAACCATAAAAAAGCCTATAAGACTAATTATTGAAAAATCAAATAACATTGCAATTTTAATATTACCAGTTTCTTTATCCTCTATAGAAAAACCAGCATATTGAGGACAAAAGTCAAGTTTTATATTTTTATAGTCTGTAAAACGAGTAAGATATTTTAGTATCTTAAAATTACCCTCCTGTGATTGCTCGGCTAACCAGTGAGCGCCTTGCAAGGATTTATGACTTAATATAGCTTGCTCATGATTTTCAAGTTCATAGTTTAAAAAATCAATGTGTTCTGAGTCATTTTCAAGTAGGTGTACATCTATGTTATCGTACTCCCCATTTTTATTGGTATCTACTACAACTAAGAATTTACAATATTTTTTTGACATTATTACACCTTTATGTTTAAAGTTATAGAGGGAGTGCCATCTTTTTTAGGTTTACGTACAGTGGTTGTACATATTTTATTGCCATCGTATTTCAGTACTGTAGAATCGCCCATGTAATCTAATATACCAACCTTACTTAAATCTAGTTTAGCCTCCATATCTTTAATTTCCTTACTTAATATTGAGGTTTCCAAAACTTTACAATACAGAGCATGGTCAGCTTCTTTTATTTTATCTGCTTGTCTCTCGTGTTTTTCTGCAACATCAGTAATTGTTAACGGTGGTGGAGCTATATTATTTTTTAGGTAATATAGAAATGTTTCTGCTGCTGGTAGTAATTGATTTCTAAAATATCGCTCGTCAAATTGTATTGGGAAACCTCTTAATTCCCCTAGTGAATCCACATATAGTATTGAATTTTGTTTACCACATATACCCATAGCCCATTGCCTCTGTATGTAGTAATTAAGAGGTACTACGGTTTGTCCTAATTCATCAATATAAAACTCATTATATCGAAAATCAGAAGCAGTTTTAAATTCGTAGTGTGTCCCTTCCATATCTATAGCGTCAACCTCTGCTCGGAATAGTTCGTTCTCACTAGAGTAGAAATATTTATTTTGGTCTCGCATTATTATACCCTGTGTTTCAAGGTATGATACGATTACATTTTCCATGGCTTTACCACGATATAAACGCCACGTTTCTGGTTGTGGCTCTATTAATCCTAATTTCTCTTGCCATAACTTATATGGCGTAGACCAAGGTGAAGCACCTACAATTGTTGGTATATCACTGCTACCTATATATTTAGCTCTTTCATTCATTGATTGAAACTCCTGTTTTTACATCTTTTAACACTTTTAAATAAACTTGTCCGCCAATTTTTATATCCTCCTCTAAATATCCATTTTGGATTAAATAAATTAATGCACTTATTACCCTTTGAACTCTACCAGCGGTAGGGTTTAAAAAGAATATAGAATAAGTTAAAACTCTAGCATCATCAACTTGGTTATATGAATCTTTGTGATATAGCGACCTTTGATTATGTTTATAGTAACCTCTTACAAATGCAGGCTCTTTATATCCAAATTGGTTGTGATATACACATAACCATAACCTAATCCTAATTTCCGAATCTGATATTTGGTCTATTTCATTCATATGTGTAACTCCTGTTTATTTAATAATAGTATATATAAATATAACTGTAATTAGGGTTTTTACTTATTGTTTAAAATATATTATAACATACAATTTTATTAACAGGAAGGGGAAATATGAAAGTAATAGATAAATTGCATTTTACCCATAGAAATGGTACAAGTAAATTAGTTAGTTTAATGGGGTTTGGAGAATACAAACAAACTAAACTTGATAGACCTAATTTATATGGGTTATTACAAAAATATAGTTTAATGAATAGTCGTGATTGTAATTCAAAAACCACAAGTATTAATGTAAGTGAATTAGCACAAATTATGCAGTGTAAAGCAGAGGTAACTATATTTACTAGATATCACGATGTATTAATTATATTATATGAATAAATAAAACTTGACTTTAAAATAAAGGAGGTATATTATGGTTACAATTATGGCTTGGTTTGTATTATTATCTTATCAACCTGATGATTTAACGCTTTGTTTAAAACAGAGTGAGTTGGTTGATGCAATAAAAAGTGTATGTAAATATAACACTCAATACTACTGCACATCACAACATGGTATAGCATTAAGAAACTGTATATAAAAGGATAAAAAAAATGAAACATAAATTTGATGTAGAACGTTACTCTAAAAGCATAGGTTTAATATCTGTTATCGCATCTAGCCTTGTATTACCTTGGGCTATAGAACGTAATATAATAGAGGGTAGCACTGTTGAGAAACAAATGATTAAATTAAAAGAGGAAATGAATGAGTATGTTGAAGCGAAAAACATAAATGAAACTAAAGACGCTATAGGTGATGCGTTAGTTGTTATAATTAATGCTTTATGTATACATAATAAAAGTAGGTTATTAAATACGGAGGCAACAACTGAGATAATTTATCAATATTTATTTGATGATAAATTAGTAAAAAATATTAAAAAAATAGGTAACGAAATTGATATACCTGATGAATATACTTTAACTAAAGCAGATATAGACGGTGCTATAGAGGCTGTAACTAATAATGATGTAGCAAGAATACAATCCGTAGTTAGTTTATTGTATTTATTGGCAATAAAAAACAATAGCAACTTAATGGTTTGTTGCACTTTAGCATGGGACGCAATAAAAGACCGTAAGGGTAAGATGATTAATGGTATTTATGTTAAAGAGGAATAATTATGTATAGGGTTGTGGAGTCTGTTCATAGTAATATCTATTATTTCAATCTTAATGGCACATATTCAATTGATATGGGTATAAGATATAAAGATGTAGATTTATTATTATTGCATAATGAAATTAGCTCTAATGGTGTTTATAGTTTAATTATGCATACTTACATGGATTTCAATATTGTATATAAATCACAGTTTTATCAAGTTGTTATAATTAGTAACCAGTTATTTATAAAAAGCGTTAGTAGTACTGCTGCTAAATCTTTCACACATAACAATACTTTAATTATGATAGATGATATAATTAAAAATTACTTAAAATAAAGGTTAGATAATATGCATAAATTATTGACATTTGTTAGAGATAGACTTTATAAAAGTGAGGTTATTCAACCTAATGACACAATAAATAACTTAACAAGTATAACAACTAATGTTGGGTTAAGAAATAATGAGTTTGTGTCTGTTAGCATCTCATTATTAGATAATAACATGCATATTAATTTTGTATTTAAAAAAATAGCATGCTACTCGATGTTTGTTGAGGGTTTATCTTACGATGAAGTTTATAAAAGAGTTTCATCTGTATTGTTAAGTCTACCTTTATCTAAAGATGATAGATTAGCCTTAGTGGAAAGCATGGAGGTATAATTATGTTTTTAAACCGCAGGCTTAATGTAAAAGATTATATACACTTAGATGTGGGTGAGATAAACTTTACAGATTTATTTTACATATCTAAGGACAATAAAAATAAGAGATTTTATGTGCGTAGCCATGATATCTCTACGCATTTACTACATACGGATAGTTATAAATTATCCACTATAGATTACTTAGAGATGGATAGCTCTAAGTTTCCAGTGGGTTTATTTAATGCTAATGACTATCCGCATATAATATCGCCTAGTGCTATAGAATATGTGCACATAACTATCGAACTTCATAAAAGAATGGCTTTGGTTGATGCGTTTGAGAGTGATTATATCGCTAGTTTTTTAATGAGGGATTCCGATATTACCCATGAATTTGTGAATAAACAACATTTACAGGGTTTGCTAATATTTGGTGTGGATTGTTTAAACAACGAAAATATATATAATGGTAATTATAGTCTTTTAATATACGATAACGAGGCTAATAAGATAGCCTTATTATGTGCAGAACAAGCACAAGATTTATTTTTATTTGACTTTAAATATCAAGGCTTATTAAGTGATGCTATAAAAGATACCAGAGTAGGAGATGGCTACGTTGTTTGTGATAACTATTTGGTAAATGACCCATTTAAAAATCCAGAAGTTAGAAGGATTATAAAAAGAATGCATTTACCTTATTATTAAGGGTTTATACTAATAAAATTTATTTGCTTTTTATAAATCTATAGTATACAATAAAAATATGAAAAACAAATAAAAGGTAGATAAAAATGAAAACATTTCAATCTTATTATACTAAATGCAATGAGTTTACTTTAAATAGTGATAACATATTTGGTCAGAGTAAAAAAGTTTCAATCAAGCTTTATTTTAAAGCTAAATTAAAAGGGGTATAAAATGGTAATGCATAGCAGACCACAAGAAAATCAAAAATTTGATTTTAATGCGGCTAGTAGATTAGTAACGCATTTTTTTAAAATTAAGAGATAGTAATCAGGTATTTATGTTTCATGAATACCTGAAAAAATAAAAGAAGAGGCTCTTAGAAAACATAGAGCGTTAATAAAAATTGTATCATTAAAAGATAAGAGTATGGAATGTTGTTTAGATTTAACAGAGGAGAAAATAATAGAAAACTTCGAAGAGTGCTGTAAGTTATTTGATGTAGAAGGTAATATTTTACTATAAGGGGTTAATATGATTAAAAAAGGTTATACATTAATTGAATTAATGGTTGTTCTATTTATTATTAGTATATTAGCTGTTATAGCAACAGCACAGTATGCTAGTTACGTTGCTAGAACTCAAGCTGTTGAAGCTATGTTGTTTTTAGAGAGGGCTAAAGGTGTTGTTATTGAATACCATGCTGATTATGGTGCTTATCCAAATACAAACACACTTAGAGAGTTGATGCCTCAAACATCTACTAGTAATTTAACTGAAACTCAATATTTAAACCTAATGACTACAAACCAAACTGGTAGCAACCAGTTTTATGAGATAAATCTAAGGTTTAGGTCTAATAATATATCGAGCAAGTTAAAATCTAAGCATTTAACTATGAGATATAATTATAATACTGGTTCATGGGAATGCGTAAGTAATAATGTTGAGAAACAATATTTACCACAAGTTTGTAAAAGGGTTTGATTATGATGAAATATAATGGCGAAAACAACCATTCTGTATACGTTAGCAAGGTTAAATACTACCAACAAAGTAAAAGGGTTTTACATGGATATTTCACTGCTAAAATTGGTTTACTGGAAGTTAAATTTCGAGTATACAATAAGTTTGATGGTAATAAAAGGGTTAATAATGTTTATATGTGTGGTATTAGTAGTGATTTTCCTAATATCACATTTTATGATAAGATATCAAGTTTAGGTCATACGCCTAAAAGCCATGCAATAATAAGTGCAAAAAGATTTATTAAGGTTATTATAAAACATGGTATAATGCCTTTTATGTTAAAAACAAATGATTTATTAATAAGTTAAAAAGGATAATAAAAATGAGCATAGAAAAATATAAACTAGAAAAGCCAAACTGGCTTGATAGTAGTATTGTTCACATAGGAGTGTTTACAAATACAAGTCCCTCTAACTATATAGGTTTAATCGATATAAACGTGTATGCAACTAATTTTAGGTGTAGTTCTTTACCCGTTAGTTCAGGAGATGGACTATTTCATGGGATTACTTGTAAAAAAAATGAACCTAAATTAAATGAAATCACGCAAAACGATATTGAGTGGGCTATAGAGGCTTTTAGTGATATAGTGGATAAATATCATGACTTAATGTATAATGAACCTGATATTGATGATTATCGTGATTACGGTATTACCTCAGAACATTTAAATTGCCCAGTTTGTAATGATATATTGAGTTTTACCCATAATGAAGTTGAGTTAGATGATGGTTGTGAGGTTGTAAACGATGTTGAATGCGATAATTGCGGGGCTAAGTTATCTATACAATCTACACTTCAAGTAAGCTCTAATATTCACACATTAGAGTTTGGTGGGAAAAAATACGAAAATAAGGGTTAGTACTAATAATATTTATTATATTTAGTGTATATAATGAATTAATCGTACACTCACCGCTACTAAAGACGGTAACGGACTTTAGATAAGTGGGTGTCTTCTTAAACTTATTAAGCAAGGATAATGGAAATGGTAAAGATACTTAGTACTAAGCTAGATTGTGATAACGCAGAATACTTTGCATATATTGATGATGTTAAAAGAGCGAATGAGGCTATAGAGGCTGTAGCTGTTATTACCCAATATAACAACAAACAAATTCATGATGCACTGGAGGATTAATATGAAAGAATATAAAGTAGAATTTAGGTACTCTAAAGATGTATACTTACCTTCTTTTTTTAACATTTGTAAACAGTGAAACACCACAGGAGGCTATTAAGGAGGCTCTAAAGTGGTTTAAAAGTAATCATATTACTAAAAGATGCAATAGGGATACTATTTATGTAACTGTTATTGACAGCTTTACTGAATTACACGAGATTAATAAATAAGGAGTGGATTATAAAAATGGATACACTAGAACATATTGAGTATTTAGGTAAATTAGCTCGCATAAATAATGCTTTTAATCAAGAGGAGGCATTAAAGAGTTTTAAGAAAAACTTAAAACTATTTTTAAACTCAAAGAGCAGTAGTAGTGAGTCTACTGATAATTTATTTAATATGAAGGGATTGCCGCCAGTTTATAATGTATTGTTCACTGATACAAACGGTAAGGTCAGATTTTCCTGCCAAGTGCAATGTGAGGAATACGAGGAAGCTTTTGATAAAGCTGTAGAAATATTTAAAATAAACTCGAGATATAAATTAGGTACTCGTTATGAAGTTAGTATTGTAAAATGCGATGGGGCGTATATATATTACAGCGATGATGAGTGATTCAAGGGAGATATTACTATGCAAGATAGCCAAGATGATATTGATAAGAGTATCTACTGTAAGTATGATAACATGGTTTACTATCATGTTGAGTATTTTAATTCTAATGGTGAGTCGATAGGTGGAGGTGCTGGGTTTTATACTCAAAATACTATTGATAATGTTTACCAGTATGAAAGAAGGGTTTGTAAAGATTACGATAAATTACATAGCCGTTTTAATAATGCTAGGGTGGTAATCACTAGAATGATTGATGGTGAAAGTAAAGAATTTAAACATGATAGTGAAGGTAGGTTAATATGATTGTTAAATTATATGTTACTAAAGCGAATTATTGGTGCAAACAAACGTGCGTACCAGACCATTACTCAATGAGGCAGGTTAATCATATATTCGCACCAACTAGAAGTGATTTAATGGTTGTAATTTTTGGTGCTGTGTTACCTGATATAATCCACCCAGATTACATAAAGAAAAACAATATTAAGTTAGATTATTTTGATTCGACTTTAAGAGATGTTAATAGAATAACACGTTTGTTAGGCATAAAATATGAATACAAAAGGTTTGATTATAAAACCGATTCAATAGATTTTAATAATAAAAACCTAGAGACTTTAAAGAATAAAGAGTTTGTAGTTGAGGGTGTTTTAACTTTAGATTTCACTAATGTAAATACAAGTGTTCTTATACAAAGGAAGCATATACCATACTCACCTGATTGGGATATAAAGTATACACCTAATTTATTTAATAATGAATGCAATATATTATTATTTGATAAAAGAAATATTTGCATTTAACTAAAGTAAGGATAAATATTATGAGTTTACTTAAAGATAATATTATGAGGGAATTATCTAATATATTAGGTGTTGCGGTTAGTGAGCCTACAGCTTATCATATTTCTAAATATATGGCTAATATAGTTGATATTAGGGGTGTTGAAAATATGCTTACTGAATTAGATAGGTCTTTTAATAAAATGGTATGGGTTATTGATTCTAGTGAGCCATATACAATGATTGGTAGTTATGCTGGAATCAACAATCTTGCTAAAATATCTATAGATGAGAACGATTTTACATTTAAAGCACAAATCCACCCTGACCGTTTTGAAATAAAACGTGGTAGCTCTGCCTCATTATTAGAAGCTAAAAACCTAGTTGAAACTTGGTTAATGGATATTATTAATGAATTGTAACTATATGCTTTTGCATTATTAAATAAAAAGGTAGAATATTATGAGTTCATTTGGTATATTACAAAAAGTTATTAGTGATTATTATAATGTAGTTTTTTATGACCAAGCAATACCAATATTTTGTTGTCTTGTTCGTGCGGAATCAAAAGATGATGCCTATGATAAAGGTGTGGGTAAATTTGAATATCATAAAATCTATAGGAGCAATTACCAATATGATGTATATGTATCTAAAGTAGAGCAATGCAATTATACTTGCACATTTGTAACTGGTTTTATTGATAGGGAGTAATATAAAATGTCAGAAAAAATAAATGCTTATGAGGTGTCTTTTTATAGTGGCGGGGTTTTGCAAAAGGAATACCTCATTAATCTTTTGGGGGTTGTAACCAATAGGAGACAAGCTAAAAATTACGCTATAGAAATGTTTAAAAAAGAACGTAATTATAGTCTAGGTATGGAGGTATTGATTGTAGTTAAACCTTGTCAGTCTCTTTTAATCACAATTTAAAAAAAAGGATTAATTAATAATATGCTTATTGATATTTTAAATACAAATAAAACATATAATATAATTTATGCTGACCCACCTTGGAGCTTCAAGGGTTATGACCTAAAAAAAGAAGCTAGGTATGTCGGTAACAAGTATGATGTTATGAGTATAGATGAAATTAAAAATTTACCTATAGAAAACATCAGCTGTGAAAATTCTATTTTATTTATGTGGGTTACATACCCTAAATTAAACGAATGTTTTGAAGTTATAAAGGAATGGGGTTTTGAATATAAAACTGTTGCATTTACATGGGTTAAAAAGAATAAAAAATCCAATACTAACTTTTTTGGTATGGGTAGGTGGACTAGAGCAAATGCTGAAATATGCTTATTAGCAACAAAAGGTAAACCTAAGAGAATATCAGCTTCAGTAAGTCAAATAATTGAATCTCCCATTGAACATCATTCAAAAAAACCTAATTGCACAAGAGACAAAATAATTGAACTAGTTGGGGATTTACCTAGAATTGAATTATTTGCTCGACAAGAATATCATGGTTGGGATAGCTGGGGAAATGAATTATAGTGCAAATATAATGGTGTATATATTAATATTTTTCTTTACAAAAAAAGGTATAGCTAATAAAGTTATTATGGCTTTTTAGTAAATATTAAGATTATCAGCAGATTAGGCGGTCTCATTAATATTTCTTAGTGTGCCGCATACTTTTACCTTATGAAATATTTAATAAATTGTAAATAATAATAGACATGTATAAAATTCAAAATATTTTTATAAAAATTTTTTAACAAACTCTAAATTAATTTAATAGTTTATCCAAACATAAAACACTTAGATAAACTATTATCTTTATGGCGCCCTAATGAAAGTGAAATATATTTTATATATTATACACTCATTAATTTCTCAATATAATTATTTACTATATTTAGTACATCATTGTAATCAACTAATTTAGCTGGTTGCATAAAAAGTTCATTACGTATAAACATTATTAATGGTGGTAGAATACCGTTATTTACTTTTGGGATAATAAAATTATACACAACTGTTATATCATTCTGTATTATTTTTTTGTTATGAAAATACAACTATCAATGTATAGTTTTATATCATCTAAGGATAAATTATCATCACTATAGAGACTTATAGTAGATTGTAAGGCGTCTTCAAAGTTCCAGCTTTTATGATTTATATTATCATTATTGTTTATCTCTAACATTTTCTACTCCCTTATATTTTTATTAAAAGTAATCTTCTATAACAAATTGCCACAGACCTATTTTACTTTTGACTTTTCAAATTCCATGTAAAATTGCCACGTATCTAGTGTACTTTTGATTTTTCGAATTGTGTGCGCGAATTGATATATAGTGTATATGGTTTGTGAGGGGGGGTGAACCCCTTATACCCCCTCCCCCTCTAGAAATTCAGCATTCACTTAATAATACCCGCCCTAATTAAGTATTACTACACACTATTAAGTAAGTACTTAATACAAACACTAATGTATGTATTAGTTATTACATAGTATAATAATTAAGTGGTTATTTAATAGTAAATTAAGTAAGTATTTAATAAAGAGTATAAGAGTTAAAGGAATAGTACATAAATGTATGTAGTATTTAATTAAAACTTTGGTGTAATTAATTAAGTGATAGCTTAATACAATGGTATGTATTAAGTATTGGTTTAATTGAATTAATATGGAAGGTATTAAGTAAGTGCTTAATATTTATTAAAAGTTTATACGGGTTAAATTATTAATACATACTAAACTCTTAGTACGTATTAATAATTTAATACGGAATATACACTATATATGTTATTAAAGAACGTTTACTGTTAATATATTGTATGTTATTAAATACTATTAGTATATTAGTAGTTATACTTAATATCTCTAGGGTTTGCTATTCGCAACCCCTAACGCCCGAATAACGCATTAATATTTAATAACAACCAATTTAATTATATGATATTCCTTAATAAAAGTAAAGTGTTTTAATAAGGTTTATTGTGTTGTATTTAATTACCAACAGATTAATATATTAAGTGGATATTTAATTATCCTTGGAATGCCTTAACTGGTAAGGTTTAAACTATGCTTTGTATTTAAATGCCCGTAGTTAAGTTTTTATTTGCGTTTGATATAAACATATCGGATTATTAATCTATCTGTAATACAGGGCATTCTATAATAAGGATTATTTTTTTATTAGGTTTATTGAAGGGGGGTTAGAAACAGGCGGGAGGTAGTGTACCCTGCGTTGTTATCAGATACACTACCCTTATACTATAAATCGGAAAAAGTCAAGTTTGAGTGGGAATTTTTAAATTGTAGTTGTTATTGGGTTAGTAGGTGCTTTACTTTTAACAAATATATATTATAATAGTATTATGTATATACAATTAGAGGTTTAATTTATGAATAAAAATAATATACCCTTACCCACAATGGTTATTAAAAGTAAGCGCCTTAAAGAACAAAGTGTTTATAGAATGCATTATCGTAATTTAACTTATTATAGTACTAGCAAGTTACGTTTAACAATAGTGCATTTATTACTATGCATGAATAATTTTGCGGAAAAACACAAGACTGGTATTTTAGCAAGATTTATGCTAACTGGCTTCAATCCATTTTGTGAGCCAGAAATAAAAAAAATAAGCGTTATTAAATAATATTCCTTGCGTATTTTTAAAAATGTACTATACTATAAATATGCAAGACTAATTAAAAAAAAGGAAGTAAAAATGAAAGTAGTAAACCAAACAATCCAACAAGCAGAACAAGAATTAACAAATGCTATTAACAACGCTAAACGTTTATCATCAACTTTAATCGATGATACAGCTACTACGTTTGGTAGTCGTGAAGCTGTTGAGGCTCTGCCTAGCCATAACACTATTATTTATCGTAATGGTACAACAAAAGAATTGAAAGAGTTAACAAAAGTATAAATATTCCTTGCGTATTTTTAAAAATGTACTATACTATAAATATGCAAGACTAATTAAAAAAAAGGAGTGTAAAATGTCATGTACTAAACATGGTTTAGATTGCCCACACACACAAGTGCCGCAACCTAAACAACCAAACGTAAATTACCAAGTGCTTAAAGAGATATGCAACAATCTTAGTTTAAACAATAAATTTTGTTTATTTGTTGCTAGTCAAAAAAATGAAAACATCAGCATACTTCTAAAAAAGTACAATAGTAAAGGTGAGTTTATTGGTACGTATAGTAAACACCCTACTTTTCTAAACTATTACACAATGGGCATGCACGATGTATTAAATTGCAATATCCATGGTTTAACGGCTAAACTTAAAAGACTGGGGCAGCAGTTATCGGATAGTAGATTAAAAATTAATGGTAGGCTTAAATAAATCTACAAAACACTTGCATATTTTTAAAAATGTACTATACTATAAGTATAGATAAACAAAGGAGCTTTAAATGAAATTATATATTACCGAGCATAACCATCAATATTTTAAAGCTTTATTGGAAGCCCGTAAACATTTTAAAAAACAAATTAGGAGGAATAAAAACAAGGCGACACCTTCTAGAATGCTAGCAATGGCGAATGAAATTCTAAAATACATAAATAATAATAATTGCTGCAACAGTAGCAGTCTTGATAGTTATTTGGTAAACGGCGTTATTTACTTAATTACTGGCTTAGGATATAAGGCGGTGCCAGCTAGTAAGGGTATAATTTAAATTTATATTTATAATACACTTACAAAAGTGTATTAAATAATGTAAGTTTTTTTTGCAAGGAGTCATCATGAAAACAGAAATTGTTGTAAACGGGAGAAAATTTAACTTAACTGTAAGCCCGTTTGTTCGGGACAAAAACTACCAAACCTATAGGCGTGAGGTTTCTGGCAATACTCAAATCAACGAGTCTGTTGTAGAGCAAACAATCGCATTTTTGTCTAATTTAAATTTAGACATACCAAACAAAATTAAAAACATAGAAGCAACTTATAATGCTTTTAGCTTTGAACAAACAATTTGTTTGAGTTGGTCTGGAATTAAAAAAGATTTGAATTTTATCTTGAAAAAAAACACTTGACATTTAAAAACCATGTTCTATCATTATATTATAGAACGTAAACTACTTGCATATTTTTAAAAATGTACTATACTATAAGTATAGATAAACAAAGGAGCTTTAAATGGAAGCAGTAACAATACTAATATTATGCTACTTAGTTGGTGTAGTAGCATGTGCTTGGTTTAGTTTATCTTGGCTTATGCAAGATTAAATTCAACTAGATTATGTAATTCCGCATAATCCAATTAAATTAAAAAAAGGATTTAAGCTATGATTAAATATAAGTGTAATCAAAAAAAAATGTTATACCTTTTTAAAAGTAAAGTTGGTGAACTAGTAGACTTAGTCTGCGATAAGTATGGCAATACCGTGGGTTGTGTTTATCTTATCGAAAGTTCAGGTCTTTATTACGGCTACATGGGGTCTTTTATGGATTTATTAGGTAATGTTGCTAGAGATGAAAGAGGCTTAATGCTTACAAATTTATACAAAAGCTTGGAAGAAGCTTCTGATGCTGTAAAAAACGGTATAAGATGTATGAATTAGTAGTTACTAGTAGTAGTGCATTTAATAAGTGTACTACATACTATTAATTACTTAATTAATAGTGTTTTAATATTTTTTACAAAGGGTGAAATATGTCAAAAAGCTACTTAAACGAACACGCACAACGCAACCGTAACACACCAGCAAGTTACACCCTTGAGGCTGTAGGGGGTAGCGACCATCAACCTACGTTCACGGTAACATGTGAATATATGGGGTTTGAGGCTAGTGCCAAGGCTCTAACTAAGAAAGCTGCTGAACAAGCGGCAGCAATTAAAATAATGGAACTTTTATAAAGGTAAAAATATGCAAGTCCAAAATGAAGTTAGTACCTATTTTACCACAAACAAAATAGATACTATTTATTTTGCTAACATTAAAGTTAGTAATAGCGGAATGCGTCGTAAATTTAGCATATTTGTCATTACTGACAACAAACCAGTAATGTTGCAAACGTTATTCACAGGATATGGATATCTAAATAACTTTAAAGATTTTTGCAAAAAAAACGGCTTGAAATTTTGCACTAAAACATGTACCTTTAGCATAGGCGGGTGTGGTATGGATATGTTGCACTACACAACGCAATGCATAGCTAAATTTATTGGTGTTAAGGCACTAAAAAACGTAAATCTTTAAAAGGAATATAAATATTATGAAAAAAAAACAACATGCTGAATTAATTAAAAAGGTCTTAGCTATTAAATTCGTTAAAAGATTGGAATCTCTTAAAAAACAAAAGATAAAGGTAATTACTAGCGTTAATAAATTATAATTTAAATAAGGAGCTTCAAAGCTCCTTATTTTATTTTTAGTGTTTAATGTAGTAAGTACTT